AGCAAACGTTTGATATAGTTTGTTGTCTGTCAGATACCTTGCTGATTGTGCACCAATTTTAGATTCATTCAACGTGAATATATATTGTTTCGTATAAACTACATCTGGTTCAATATCAAAAAACGTCTTAAAGAACTGTCGTATAGAGTACCTTGTCCCTTTTGCACGATACAGATAACTTGAATATTTTACTGCTGTTCTTTTATCAGTAAACCCTTGGAAGTAGTTTTGACCTAATAGGTATTCGTCTTCGAAGTATTCGAGTAGTTTCAAATCTGTAGATGTTACATCCCTTGTATCAAAAATATTATCTAAGAATGTTGTAAGAGACTCTTGCCTACTTTCGAAGTCATAATACTTCTTTAAGAAAGTTACAAACTTAGGATAATCACTAAGATAATGTTCTGGCAATACAGATTCGATTTGCGGTTCTCGCAAATTTACGTCACGTCTTTGCGTATCTCGTAACGTCTTATCAAAAACTGTGTGTATGGTCATATACTACTCTTAGTTCGATGCAGTTGTACGAATACCTTTCGCACTTAGACGTGTATTATCCGATTTAAGAATATACTCACGTGTAGGTACAATGGCACTTGCGTTTGCCGCTGATACACTCAACTTAATTGCATCGTTGCTGTTTGCTTTAAACCCTGTTAATGTTACTGTTCCTGCGGCCGCATTAAACGATCCCGCATTATCTTTAATGATACCACCAGTAGCACTCTCAATAACCTGTAAGGTATTAGTCGATAGTTTGTTTTCTAATCTACATGTCTTAACAGTTGGTGTTGGATTAAGTATTGGGTCGTATTCTGGTAAGAATAAGAATGTGGATGTATTCACGACAGTATTGATATCATCTGCTACCGCAATAGGTACAGGGAAACTGAATGTAAAGTCTTGCTCTACACCACCAGATGGAGTAAACACCTGTTGCATCTTAGTATCTACACGAGACGATAAGATAGCAGGACTCACATCATCCACTAATGCTAACATAGAAGATCTACGATATGCTTGACCAAACTTACCTATATTTGTACTGTAGTAGTTTGCCACAACAGTCTTTACGTTTTCCTGCAAAGTGTTGATTGCTAAGTTAGTGTAGTCTGGGTTATACTGGAAGAATACGTTTGTCTCAAGGAACGTTATAATTGGATCCGCAAATTTAAGACCAAATGATGCGATTGATAACTGATCAACTAATACTCTAATATTATCTTTTATAGTATTACGAAGAGTAGCATTGATATCATTTTTAAAATCTACTGATAGGAATGCCATTCCATATTCTGGTACGACATTGTCTTCCCCACCCCATGCAATAATATCATTAATGTAACTACCATAACTACGTAGAATTAATGAAGAGTAATCAGAATGAGTTACCATCCTGTTCTGTGATGCATAACGGAAAGGAGAGTTTCTTCGAATAGAATCAAGTGTTTCTTTTTGAGCACCACCAACAGATCTATTTACTGTAGAGATAAGAGGTAGTTGTTCAAGACCGATACCAGAAGGTGGTTCAGTAACTTCTACTGTGGCAAGTGGTTCGAACAGTCTTGCACCGTTGGCATTCTCTCCATCTACTGATAGATATTCAACTGTAATCTTTGCCCCTGCTTTTGGTACCGCACCCAATGTAGATCCATTACCGAAAGTCAATTCGTAGTATCCGTTTGGTGCTTCTTTAAGAATATATGCAGGTGTTGTGGCAGTAATGTTGTTTGCGGTTTCCAGATTAATATATGTTGTGAAGTCACTTGATGTAGAACTATCGAATACCTTAATTATTGCGGTAGCACGATCAAGACTTACGTCTGGAATAATGTATACTGTTTCTTCGGAATCTTCACCCGCAAAGAATGTTTTAGTTTTAGCAATACCTTCTTTAATAGGTATGTCTGTACTTCCGTCCAGTGTCTGTAACTGGAAGAAGTTATTACCATCATTGATTGCTTCAATAAGTTCTTGGGTTTGGAATGTGTATGATGCATCGTTTACATTTGCAGTAAATTTATATCCAGATGAGATCTGTAGTTTCTCTGGTACGTCTGCTTGTGAAGTACCAACATTGAACGACATATTTATCACTGCTTGTGAAGCAGACTTAGAGGCAGGAATATAACCAAGAGTTTCTGCGTGAGATACTACACTCGATCTTAACTGAGCAGTATTCAGAAACGACTCATTCAATGCCATGTTTGCAGTCAAACCATTTAGGTGCGTGTTATATGCAAGAACATCTAAAAGGTTATTCAGACCAGATGCATCAAAGTCGTAGTCTTTAAACTCTTTCTGCTGTTGTAAATATGTCTTTAGATTGTTTTTGATTGCATCGAAATCTAAGGAACTTGATTGAATTGTTGTTGCCATTATCGTAACCTTGATAGTCTTGTAGTAAACTCTTCTTCAGAAGCAGAGTTTTGTATGTTAAATATAATCGTGATAGAAATACTATTTTGATCTGGTTCCATATCAGTGTATACCTTTATAGTCATAGGATCAACTCTTGGTTCAAATGCTCTTATGTTCTCTATAATCGCAATTGCCATTTGAGATTCTGTTAATTCATCTGCGAACTCAAACAAATAATCTCTGAGGTTTGCACCAAAGTATGGATTAAAAGGTTTCTCGGTTCTTGCAGTCATCAAGATATTTCTCAATGCTTGTTTTACAGAAGCAACCGAAGATTTTTTATATAAGTCACCCGCACCCTTCGCTGTAAACGAAAGATCTAAATCGATAAACTCACGGTTACTCGAAGACTTAACTGTTGAAGTCTTATTGAGTCCCCCGTCTTCTACTGAAAATGCACGTGCCATTATAGTTTCCTAAATTCTATAAGTCTATTTATACATCATTTACAACTTCTAATAACTCATTTGCACTTAAAAGTGTACCATTGTAAAATGTTTCTACGTTATTAGAATATGATATATCGAATGTTTCTGGTACTGTAGGTACCTCTATTGTTACTTGAGCATTTAATGATCCATCTGGATTCCAATTATCATACTCTAAAATCAACTTATCAAAATTAGCATAGTCCTTCCAGTATTCTGCGAGATCAAATGTTCTTTCGAAATCAACAGATCCGTTCTCATCAATCATTCTATATGATACCATTTGACCATCTTGTTTCTTAATGTTATCACCTGCAACTGTCTCCAACGGCCCACCCCTGTAGACACCTTCTACAACTACGAGTCGAACATCTTTGAAGAAATCTTGATTACCATTAATCATTCGGAATAGTTCTGCATGTAGATATAGATTACGAGAAAGTTGCTTACGTGCGTCTTGATCGTTCTGGTATTTACCTATAGTAGATAAACTACATGGGTTTCCTTTAGATCCAAGAAACTTAGCAATTGAACATCCAGGCGATAGTTTAGTGCCCGAAGTAATTGTTTCTGCAAAATTTGGATTGTACTTTTGGTCTGGTATAATAATCATTTAAATCTTTTGCCTCTATTATCAACTGAGTTACCCAATGCATTATAACCAAATCTTGGTGACGTTGTAGCAGGTGCAACACGACCAGTCTTAGGTGGTGTTGGAACTTTCCACTCACCAGATAATATTCCATCTGTCACGAGTAGATCTACCACTGTGGTTCCCTCATCATTTGCGATTGTTCTGTTTGCAGGATCTCTCATTGTAGAACGTACCTCATCAAGTGTAGGAACTTTCTCGTATAATCCTGCGTAGTCATCTCTGAATAGTAACTTGTTACGTAGATCATCTTTTGGATCAATCACGATTGGTCTGATTGATAAGTGACCTTCGGATAGTATACCCGCAACTGCATCACATATGGGTACAGGTTTCAACGGTGTGAGTGATTCCATATTTGTAGGTACGTCTGGTGCACCACCACTTGGTTGCCCAGGCGACTCTTTAGATGCCTTCTCTGAAGTCTTAGCATTCTCTGCTTTATGTGCATACTTAGATTTGATTGCTTCGAGTGCTTGTCCATGGAATGAACCATAGAAAGATGCACCAGATGTAAATGGTACTGCACCCTGCGGCCCCATGTATACTGGAGAGGTCATCTCAACCTGTTCACCACCCATGGCACCTTTCATACCCAATACTGATATCTCAGTGGCAGATATGTTGCCTTGTAATGCAGACATTGCAAACTCTTCTTCGGCAGATACTTGGAATCTATTGGCAGTAAAGATCTCACACTCTGCACCAATGTTATTCTTCCAGTAACCCTTTACGACATGATCTTCGTTACCTAATACAGTTCTTGCTTCATGCTCAACTGTTTTAAATACGGCAGAACCTTTTGTTGTATAGTTTGTATTGAGACCTACCTTAGTTGTATTACTCTTACGGTAGTTACTATTAACATCTCCGTTGACGTTGACATTATAGTCACCCCCAACATCTACATTGTAATCTCCTGTAACCTCAAGGTTCAGATTACCATTATACACTAATTTTCCGTTACCTTCAACTATTACTGTCTGGTCACCACCAGTAACTTCTACTTTATTGTTGACCGCACTGATAACAACAGATCCATCCGCACGTACTTCTACACCCGCACCTGTTCGGTGTTTGAGTAGGATACGTTCTCCGACAGGCGT